AAAATTCAATTAATTACGCACACGAATCTAAAGTATTACTTTAACTTTGAATAAATAAACCACACAAATAATGGGAGGCAGACCAAGAAAACCAACGGCAATAAAACAACTTCAGGGGACACTTGCACCAAGCAGGCAACCTAAAGACGAACTTACACCTGATTACATAACAGACCACGAAGCACCAAGTGAGTTGAATGAATGGGGCGTTGAGTTATGGAATAATCTATTTGAAGAGTATGGTAAAGTAAAGTTAATCACTAAGTTAGATATAGGTTCAATGCTGATTATGTGCAATGAATACGGTACATACATGGAAGCTGATGACCTAATTAAGGCCGAAGGTTTACAAATATTTGTAGATATATTTGATAAGAATGGTCAAGTAATTGGGCAGCGAAAAGAAGCAAATCCTATGATTAGAGTAAGGGATAACGCTTCGAAGCAGTACACGATGTTATGTAGGGAGTTTGGATTAACACCAGTCAGCCGCTCAAAGATTTCAGCACCAAAAATCGAGAATGAAAAGGACGAATTAGAAATGTTAATGGGTGTGTGAAACGTATTGCCAAAATAAAAACTAAGTTTCACATGATTATCAATTAATTAAATTGTCTAAAAGCCTATTTTAGCGATACATCAATTACCAAAATGGAAATAAACTTTAAAGATAAATTCAATAATTACATTAAGGCTGTTGAGTCAGGTGAATGGATAGCGGGTAAATGGCAGCAATTAGCCGTCAAACGTCATTTAAAAGACCTGAAAAGAAAGGATTTAGTATTTGATATTGATGAAGGCGAAAGGTGGTGTAAGTTCTTTAACGTCCTAAAACTATCAATTGGAGAAAAGGCAGGCGAAAGATTCATTTTAGAAGATTGGCAAACCTTTTTAATCATGTCGATTTATGGATGGAAAAAAGAAAACAGGCGAAGGTTTAGAAATGTTTATATTGAAATTGCTCGCAAAAATGGCAAGAGTACATTAGTTAGTGGCATGGCTTTAGGTGCGTTACTTATAGACAAAGAATCAGCACCTCAAGTCTATTCAGCTGCAACTAAATCAGACCAAGCAAGAATAATATTTGAAGAGTGTGGGCGGATGGTTCGAGGGAATAAAGTATTAAGTGAAAAGCTAAATGTTTTTAGAGATTCTATTGTTTGCAAAAGTAATTCAGGCTCATTCAAACCATTAGCAAGTGATTCTAAAACATTAGACGGCCTTAATGTTCACTTCGCCGCAATTGATGAGATTCATGCACATAAGACAGCGGAGGTGATTGAGTTATTAGATACTGCAAAGGGAGCAAGAAAACAGCCTTTAATAGTCGAGATTACCACAGCAGGAAGTAATAAGAATACAATCTGTTACAAGCACCACGAATACACTAAGAAGATATTAGAAGGTACACTAAAAAATGATGCGTGGTTCGGAGTTGTTTATTCAATTGATGACAAAGACGATTGGAAAGATTCTCAATGTTGGATAAAAGCTAACCCAAATTTAGGAATAAGTTTCCAGCCTGATGAACTTCAAAAACAATTTGAAAAGGCGGTACAAATGCCAAGTTTTATGAACTCATTTCAAAGGTTACACATGAACAAGTGGACAGGAAGTATTACAAGATGGATAAGTGATGAACTATGGATTTCAGCAAAAGAAGATTATAATGAAGATGACTTGAGAGGACTTGAATGTGTGGCAGGGTGTGACCTTGCAAGTGTTGGTGATACAAATTCTATTTCAGTAGTATTCAGATGTGAAGATAATAAGATTAGAACATTGAATTACTTCTTTATACCAGAAGAAACTAAAAATAAAAAGTATGAATTAGACTCAATAGACTTTCCTGAATGGGTAAGGAATGGCGATGTATTACAATTCCATACAAGGTCAAGAGATGAAGAGATGATAATAATGAAGTTGCAGGAAATTAGCCAAAAGTTTAATTTAAAAATGATTGTTTTTGATAGGTGGCAAAGTGAAACAATTGTCAGTAAATTAGAATCAGTTGGAGTGGAGTGCATGGGCTTTGGTCAGGGCTATAAAGATATGGATTTTCCTACAAAGAAACTTGAAGAACTATTAATAAATGAAGAACTCAAACACAATGGAAACGCTTGTATGAGGTGGCAGGTAAGTAATATCATGATAAGTCGTGACCCTGCTGATAATATAAAGATTGACAAATCTAAGTCGAGCGAAAAAGTAGATGGTCCTGTATCTTTGGTCATGGCATTGGGTGGATTACTGAATAGCGAAATGCAGCCAACAAGTATTAATTATGCTTATTAAAATTTAAATTATGATAACAACTTCAAGATATTTCGAGCGTTTTATCGAATTGCTCAAAGAAAATAAGACAAAGACTCATTTTGAACTTTACGAAGAATTAGAAAATGAGGTTAAATCCAAGTATAAACGTAATAAATTCAGCAGTTACGGCTCGTTTAGGTTTGCAAAAAGTCAATTTTATAGTGAAAATCGAGACTAAAAACTAACAAAATAAGTTTAATTTTACTTTGTTAGGCTATTAATTAAGGTATCTGTTAACCTTTGTTGCTGAATATGGCAACATTAATGCAGCTTTTAGGCCTTGAAAAACGTGCTAAACTACCTGATTTAAAGGTTAGTGGAGGTATGTTTCAGTCGTCAATTATACCGAATTGGTTTAATTTTGGCGAAAATTCAAGCGGAAAGACTGTAAATCAGACTACTTCATTAAATTTATCAGCATTTTACGGCAGTGTTAGAAACATCTCAGAAGATATTTCTAAGCTGCCATTTTTTGTTTATAAGGTTGATGAAAATGGCAATAAAACTAAAGTCGCAAATGTTGCATCATACTTAATTAATAAGTATCCAAGTGATGTATCAACACCATTTACATTCAGGCAGACTCTAATTGAATATGCTCTAATTGATGGCAATGGTTATGCTTATATTGATAGAGATGCCAATGCGAAGCCAATTGCATTGTATGTATTAGATTCTCGATATGTGACACCTCAGATATACAACGGTAAATTATACTACATAATTCAAGATGTGAATACTGGAGTTCGTGGCACTTTCACTCAGGATGACATATTCCATATTAAAGGAATGGGTGATGGTTACATTGGCAAGTCAGTAGTAGGTTATGCAGCGGAAAGTATAGGCAAGTCATTAGCTACTCAATCTTATGCAAGTGGATTCTTTGGCAATGGTGCGACTATGACAGGAACGATTGAAGTACCGGGCAATGTACCTGATGAAAATGCAGCTAAATCAATCAAAGAAAAGTTCATAAGTTCAATAAAAGGAACAGGAACAGCGGCAGGCGTTGGATTATTGGCCAATGGTGCAAAGTTCACTAAAATTTCAGTAACACCAAATGAAGCGCAGTTCATCGAGTCGCAGGAATTTAATGTTGCAGATATTGCACGTTGGTTCAGGATGCCACTTTCAAAACTTCAAGCAGGGTCAACAGGTTCAAGTAACTTAGAGCAGTTGAATATTGAGTATGTAACAGATTGTTTAATGCCTTGGATAATTCGCTTTGAACAAGAGATTGAGCGTAAATTATTCAAGACAAATGAAATGGAAGCATTAGACGCAAAGTTTAGTGCTAATATGTTGATGCGTGGTGATAGTGCAGCAATGAGTCAATTTGTAACCAGAATGTATATGATAGGTGCATACAATGCCAATGACGCATTAAGATTCATGGGTGAAAATACAATAGGTGAAGCGGGCAACCATTATATGATACCTGTTAACATGATTCCATCAACAGAAGCATCAGCATTTTGGGCAGGTAAAAGTTTGAACGATTCTAAGGCAACAGATAAACAACCAATAGGAGATAATTAAATGGAATTAGAAAGAAGAATATTAAGCCATAAGGTAGAGATTAGGTCAGAAGGCGAAGGCGAAGAAATGGAGGAAATGCCAATGACAATCTCAGGTTATGCGGCTATGTTCAATCAACCTGCTGACATGGGTTGGTATGAAGAAGTAATAAACGAAAGAGCATTTGAGGGATGCGATATGACTGACGTAGCAGCATTATTCAATCATGATATGAATATGTTGTTAAGTCGCACAAATGGGAATGCTGAAACAGGACTCAATCTAACTATTGATGAAGTTGGATTAAAGTATGAATTTAAAGCATTGAACGAATGTGCAGAAAAGGTAGCTGAGGATATTAAGTTAGGTTACGTTTCTAAAAGTTCATTCGGATTCTATGTTGAAAATGCAGTATGGGAGGAATTAGTTGATGCAGATGGCAGAACATACGATAGAAGAACTATCATGAAGATAAGCAAACTACAAGATGTTTCACCTGTTACTTTTCCTGCTTATGGAAGTACCTCAGTAGAAGCAAGGAGTTTTGAACATGAAAGAAAAAAAATTGAAATAAGAAAAGAAACAACAAAGGATTTTATTTTAAAATTAAAAACAGATAGACATGAAAACAAGTAAACAACTGCGTGAGGAACGCTCAGCAATCAGCGATAAAATTGCTGAATTGTCAAAAGTTGAGGATTTAAACGATGCTCAAAAGGCTGAACTTCGCAGCCTTGTAACTAACGAAGAAAATTTCACTAAAGACATTGAGTTGGCTTTAGACTTAGAAAAAAGAGCTGCTATTTTAGCGGGCGGAAAAGTTGAATCTCCTGAAAAGAGAAGCAAAGACAGATTTTCAATCTCAAAACTTTTAAGCGAAGGCGATAAGGTTTCAGGGTATGAAAAGGAAATGATTGAAGAGTCAAGAAACGAAGCAAGAGCCGCAGGAATTAATCCAACAGGAATCTACTTAAGTAATTCAGTAATGAACTCAATCATGCCTGAAAAGAGAACCATGACAGCGGCAACTGATGCTGATGGTGGATTCTTGATTCCTACTGAAAAGATTGATTGGTTTGATGCTCTTTTTGCTTATTCAGTATTGGACAAATTAGGTATTCAAAAGTTAACAGGCTTATCTGCTAATACTGATATACCAGGATTTAGTTCAGCTGTTGTAAGTGGATGGGCTAATGGTGAAACAGGAACTCAAAGTCCTGATGACCCAACAGTAGTAAATCGTGCTTTACGTCCAAAGTTACTTTATGGTGCAACAAACATCTCTAAGCGTTTGGCAATTCAAACGAATAGAAGTGTAGACCAAATGATTATGATGGATATTATGGCTTCGATGGCGCAAACTTTACAAGCTGCTGTTATCAATGGTTCAGGTTCGTCAGGTCAACCAACAGGTATCTTGAATACTTCAGGAATTCAATCAGTTGCTATGGGTACTAATGGAGCAGCTTTATCTTTTGCAAAAGCATTAGAATTATGGTCTGCAATTGCTCAAGCAAATTCTAACATGGATAACTTCAAATGGTTAACTAATCCTTTGGTTCATGGTAAGGCATTACAGACTTCAACTGATACAGGTTCAGGTGCAATGATTGTTACTTATAACAACAACTTCGGAGGTTCACCAAATGCAATTGCTAACTACCCATTATTCTCTACTTCAAGTGTACCAAGTACTTTGACTA